GGGGAGTACCTTAAAAACTCCCCATCTCTTTTCGCTTAGTTCAAATTATGGAGATACATATGTTTTTTATAAAGCTTCTTGATGAAGAAGATGTCGAGTATTGTAGTAAAGGTATGAAAGAGTTAGCTTATCAAGATGGTAGTTTAACTCAACCTTTAAATAAAAGTTACAAAGTAAAACAAAACAAACAAACATCTTCTGTACCAGAGCATATAAGAAAATACTTAATTGATATTTTTTATAACCATGCTTACATAGATTCAGTTTATTGTCCTAATAGAGTATCAGTAAATTTTTATAATAAGTATCAAAAAGGTGATTACTATGATATTCATGTAGATGCCTTTAAAGCAATGCCAAAATCTAATAATGTTTATTTTGATTATGGTTTTAGTATTAATTTAAATGATGATTATGAAGGTGGAAATTTTTTAATACATACAGATGTTGGACCTGTAGCAAAACAATTAAAAGCTGGTGAAGCAGTAATATTTCCAATCATATATCCACATGGAGTTACGCCAGTTACAAGTGGTACAAGAGAAAATATACTAGGTTGGTTATCTTCTAATGTATCATACGAACAAGCATTTATATTAAAAAACTTATATGATGTAAATATATATTTAAGAGATAAAGATAAAGATACTTTTGTTGAATCCACGTTAGTTCAAACATATTTGAAAAAACTGTGGGGTAGATAATGATATATAAAATATTATCTAATGATGATGTAGAACATCTTAAAAAAAGTTTAACTAAAAAAGATTTTGTAGATGGAAAAAAATCACAACAGTTAAGTAGTATCTACAATATTAAACAAAATAAAGAAACACCTATTGTTGGAGAAGTAGATAGTTATTTAGAAAATTTATTTACTACAAAAAGAATTTTAAAAACAGTATATGCTCCAACAAGAGTAACAACACAGATTTATAATAAGTATGTTAAAGATGATTTTTATGATTACCATGTAGATTCTTTTCGTTCTTCTGTGTATAATATGTTTTACAATTATGGTTTTACTGTTGGGTTAAGTGATGATTATGAAGGTGGAGAGTTTGTTTTACAAACAGAAGCTGGAGAAGTAGGGTATCAAATTAAAAAAGGTGAGGTAGTTATTTTTCCAATTATATATCCTCACAAAGTTAATGTTGTTACTAAAGGATGTAGAGAAAATCTTATAGGTTGGTTTGAATCAAAAGTTTCATATGAACAGTCATACATTTTAAAAGCTGTAGCAGAAATTGCTAATACTAATATTGCATTATTAAAAAAAGATTCAAGCAGTACAGTATTTAAAAATTTACTAACGAAAACTGCATTAGTTCAAAATTACTTAGTAACTAAATGGGGTTTTTAAAATGACAGACCATCCTAATATATATGCACCAAAAAAAGATATAGATATACTAACACCATTTGGACCAGTTATCGGATATAAAAAACTATCCACAAAATTTATAAGAGATTTAAATAATCACATTGATGATGACCTTCCAGATCATTCTGATTATTTAGTTGGTAAAGTAAAACAAGAAAAAAGATTTTCTGACGATATTAATAAATTATTTATAAATGAATTAGGTTCTTACATTTTTGAATATTATAAATATTGTTTTGAACGTGCAAGAATGATACCTGATTCTTTACCAAAAGACATAGACTATCAGTTAAGTATTATGAATGGTTGGTTTGTTAGACAGTATACAGGAGAATACAACCCATTACATATTCATACAAATTGTAGCATATCATGTGTAGGATATTTATCTTTACCTAAAGATTTTGATAAAGAAGTTAAAGAAGATTATAAAGATCATCATCCTTCACATGGACACATACAGTTTAGTAATGGTTCGCCTAATTGGTTAGAAAGTTCAGGATTTGTTGCTAAACCAAGAGTAGGAGATTTTTATATTTTTCCTTCAAAGTTATTACATTGTGTCTATCCATTTTATTCAAAAGGTGAACGAAGATCTTTTAGTGTTAATATGGATGTTATTCAAATGTCTAAAAAAAAGAAAGAGATAAAACCTAGTGGCTAGAAAACCGTCAAACATGAAAGGTATGACTATTAAAGGAGGGCATAAACGTCCTACTAAGTCAGGTGCTGGTCTTACTAAAAAAGGTGTTGCTAAGTATAGAAGGCAAAATCCCGGTAGTAAGTTACAGACAGCAGTTACTGGTAAAGTTAAACCCGGATCAAAAGCTGCTAAAAGACGTAAGAGCTATTGTGCAAGATCAGCAGGACAAATGAAAAAATTTCCTAAAGCTGCTAAAGATCCTAACAGTAGATTAAGACAAGCTCGTAAACGGTGGAAGTGTTAGCTTCTATTGGTAATTTCAAAAGAAGACAGACGTAAATTAAAAAAGTTAAATTTACGTTTAGAGAAAGCAAAAGAAAAATTTACAAAAAATATTTCAAGGAGATCTAAAAATGTATGGCATGAGTTATGGAAAAAAGAAAAAGAAGAAGATGCAGGACGGAGGAAAAACTAAGCTTGCTGGAATGTATGGTGATCCTAATAAAATAACCAGAGGTGATATTATTACTGCTGCTAAAAAAAATAAAAAACAAATGGGAGGAATGATGTCTTCTCCAACTATGGGTGTTCAAAGAAGTAAAGTTATGAACACACAAGCACCTAATACTTTTATAGAAAATAATAAACAAAAAACTATGATGTATGGTGGCATGGCTGCTAAGAAAGAAAAGAAAATGATGTATGGTGGTAAAGTACATGGTAGAGGATATAATCGTTCTTATGAACCAAGAAAACCACAATCAGTTTAATGGCAAAGAAAAGCACAGTAAATGTTGCAGGTAATTACACCAAACCCACAATGCGTAAAGGTTTATTCAACAAAATCAAGGCAAGTGGAAAAGGTGGTAAACCGGGTCAATGGTCGGGAAGAAAAGCACAGATGTTGGCAAAGCAATATAAAGCAAAAGGTGGAGGGTACAGATAATGGCAAAAGGAGTTTCACATTACTTCAAAGACGGTACGTTGCATACAGGAGATATGCACAAGATGCCAAATGGAAAACTACATTCAGGTAAGACTCATACTAAAACAAGTAAAAGATTATATCATCTTAAAGAACTTTCAAAAACTGTTCAAGCAAAATTAAAAAAGAAAAAGAAATAATGAGAGATCTTACATCAACAGCTTCATGCGATACTAATAATTGTAACCAAACAGATTGTAATTGTCGTTGTGATGAGTGTATTGTTACTGAATATAACAAATGTCATTGTGAATGTCATAGAGATGATGTAGTAGGATTATAAAATGGCTCTTGCAAAATCACAGAAAAGTTTAAAATCTTGGACAAAACAAAAATGGAAAACCAAATCTGGGAAGAAATCAAGCGTAACTGGAGAGAGATACTTACCAGAGAAAGCGATAAAAGCTCTAACATCTGCGGAGTATGCGGCAACGACAAGAGAGAAACGAAAAGGAACAAAGCAGGGAAAACAGTTTGTGAAACAACCGAAGAGAATTGCAAAGAAAACTAAAAGATATAGAAAGACTAGTTAATGAGTTGTTGTCAAACTCCTGTTTGTGATATGGATAATTGTTTTTGCGATTGTTCAGATTGTGATGATAAATATTGTACTTGTATGTGTCATTTTTTAAAAGAAGAAACGGATAAAAAATAATGGGATCGCTAACATTCTTAAATTATACTAACAGAGTTCTTGAAGATGTTAATGAAACAACTTTAACAGCTTTATCTAGTTCAAGAGGTGTTCAAACTGTTGCTAAAAATAGTGTCAATAGAGCTATTAATGATGTATCAAACTCTGAAGTTGAATGGCCTTTTTTACATACAGATAAAGAACAAGATACTTTTGCTGGTGTAGCAGAGTATGATTTACCTAGCGATCATAAGTATGTTGACTTTGATAGTTTTATGTTACTTCCTCAAGATGTTGTTAGTAATGGTTCCTTTACAAGTAATATAACTGGATGGACAGATGGTTCTTCTGGCACTGGTGCAGTATCATTTAATAGTACAGGACCACAACCTCCTGCTTCAAGAAGTGGTGTACTAAGACTTACAGCAGGATCTAGTGGTACTGCTATTGCTTATCAAGCTTTAACAACAGTTAAGAATAAAAGTTATCGTGTTTCTTTTGGAGTAACATATCCTTCAGGTGGAGACTTAACATTTAATATAGGAACATCAGCAAACGGTTCACAGATTTCTAGCAATACTGTTACAATAGATGATATAGGTGATTTTAAATATGTAAACTTTACATTTGCAGCTACAGCTACAACTATTTATATAAGCTTTAGTCAATCAGTGGATACACAAGTTGATATTGATAATGTAAAATGTACTGAAGATTTTGATCCTAGAAAATTAAAATACATTTCTTATGATGAATTTCAAGAAGTATATAAGAGAAGAGATACTTCATCAAACATTGATAGATTAGCTGAACCTATACATATTTATAGAACACAAGATCAAAAGTTTGGTTTATCTCCTGTACCTGATAAAAGCACTTATACTATAAGTTATGAATATTATAAAACAACTACACAACTTTCTAGTGATACAGATACTTCAGATATTCCTGCAAACTATGAACATATTATAATTGCTAAAGCAAGATATTATGTATCTCTATTACGTGCTGATACAGCAATGGCTCAAGCATCTTTAGGAGAATATAACGATTCGTTAAAAAGAATGAGAACAGAATTGGTAAGTAAAAAAGATTACTTTAGAGCAGTATAATGTTAGGTAGACCTAAAAATACTTCTGTAGCTTTATCTTCTACAGATTTAACAACTATATATACTTGTCCTCCAAACTTTACTGCAATAATTAAAGAAATATTTCTTACTAATGTTGACGGTAGTGCTGCTGTAGATGCTACATTAAAATATACAGAAACATCAGCAAGTGCTAATTTCTCTTTATTAAGTAAAAAAAGTATATCTGCTGATAGTTATTTAAGATTTAATGATGCTTTTATAGTTTTAGAATCTGGTGATATTTTAAAAGCACAAGCAGGTGCTGCTAATGATTTAGAAGTTACAGTTTTTATTGAAGAATTTCATAGACCACAAGGATAATTAATGCCTGATACATCAACAATACAACCAGTCGTTGTTTCATTAGGAGGAGGTTTAATTTTAGATAGAGATGATTTATCTTTACCTCCAGGAGCTGCAATTACTTTACAAAACTTTGAACCTTCTGTGCAAGGTGGTTATCGTAGATTAAGTGGTACAAATAAATGGAATAGTAATCAAGTTAATAGTAGTGAAAAAATATTAGGTTTAAAAATATTTAACAATGGTGTTGTTGCAGCAGCAGGTAATATAGTAACATTTGCAACATCAGGTAGTAGTTATTCTACAATAGGTACAAGAACATCTGCTGGTAGATATAAGTTTGATATATTAAATTTTAATAATACTGAAAAACTTATTATGGTTGATGATGTTAATCAAGCAGCAACATATGATGGAAGTACCTACACATTAATTAGCACTACAGGAGCACCAGCAGATCCAGCATCTGTAGCAGTTTTTCAAAACCATGTGTTCTATGCTGGAATGTCTAGTAACCCACAAGAAATAGTTTTTAGTTCTCCGTTAGGTGAAACAGATTTTTCAGCAGCTAATGGAGCAGGATCAATAAGTGTACCAACAAGTGTTGTAGCTTTAAAAGTATTTCGTGAAATTTTATATGTATTTGGTCAAGATAAAATATTTAAAATTTCAGGAAGTAATATAGCAGACTTTAGAGTAGACTCTGTTACACAAACACTAGGTTGTGCTGATGGTTTCTCTGTTCAAGAACTTGGTGGTGATTTATTATTCTTATCTTTAGATGGTTTAAGAACTATTGCTGGTACTGAAAGAATTGGTGATGTTGAGTTAGGAACAGTTTCTAAAACTATTCAAAGAAGAGTTACTGAAATAATTGGTAAAACAGATAATATTACTTCTGCTATAGTAAGATCAAAAAGTCAATACAGATTATTTTATCCTAGTAATGATGCAGTTGTACCTGCTAGTCGAGGTATTATAGCAACATTAAAAAGAAATCCTTCTGGT